GACCAAAAAGGTACAGGCAATCATTATGCAGAAATAACATTGACTGATAGTCACAATGTAGATGTAACGCAAGACGGAAGTGGTGACCACAATGCCACAATTAATTTAAGTGGTAATACATCAACGATAGATTTGACACAAGACAGTAGTACCTCACAAAATTATTACTTATATCAAAATTGCACACAAGTAAGTTGCTCAGCGACTGTCACACAGAACTAAATAGGTATGATGAAGAAATTATTTACACATTGGACTTTTGCTTTTGTTACTTTGTTTGCCTTGACATGGATTGGCATACAAGACCCACAGATTAAAGAAATTCTTAGGTTAAAATCATTTGACCTACAATTCCAAGCACAACAAAAAGAAGTATCACAAGACATTGCTATTGTAACTATTGACGAAAAGGCAATAGAAATGTATGGTCAATGGCCATGGAAAAGAGATGTATTAGCAGGTCTAATAGAAGAATTAAGAGCCGCTGAGGTAGGTGTCATTGTATTGCCTATTTTATTTTCAGAGGAAGATAGATTGGGCGGTGACGACATTCTTGCAGAAGCATTAAAAGATAATTTTGTCGTTGTTGCCCAAACTGGTTCACATCAAACTACACAAAACGGATATCCTAGAGGTGTTGCCAAGATTGGTAATCCTTTAGAGTGGTTATTTGAATGGCCAGGTATGGTAGGACCTATTTTAGAAGTAGGTTCAAATGCAGCTGGTGTAGGTACAACAAATGTATCTCCTGAAATAGATGGTGTTGTAAGAAGAATGCCGTTGCTTATGAAAATAGGTAATGATGTTTATCCGTCACTTGCAATAGAAGTTATAAGAGTTGCAGTTGGTGACCCTAGTTATCAAGTAAAAGCTGGTGACGCAGGTATTATTGCTATGAGAGTACCAGGTTTTGCAACAATTAATACAGACGCAAATGCCAGAATATGGTTGACATGGAATAAAGAGTATGAAACTATGTCATTAGCAAGTACAGGTCCAGGTGCCTTTGATAATTTAAAAGGTAAGACTGTAATAGTTGCCATGACAGCAGAGGGATTAGGTGGTGTGATTGCAACACCAACAGGAAGTAATTATGATTATGTTGCAATTGCTTCAACATTACAAACAGTTATAGATGGTGTCAACATAGAAAGACCAGACATATCATTTTTAATTGAATTGGCTGTTGCCTTTCTGATAGGTTCGTGTATAATAGTCCTTACAAGATTTACACCATACTATGCAGTAGGTATGATGATGGTGTTTTTCTCTATCGCCTCAATATACGGAGCAATATGGTATTTTGAAAGATTAATGTTAGTAGATGTCACTTGGATATTGGTGACTATATTGTTTGTTGGTTTACATAGTATATTCAACAGATTTATTTTAGAATTTAAATTAAAACAACAGATAAGAAAACAATTTGAATCATACTTAGACCCACGACAAGTTGCCATACTTCAAAAAGACCCTAGTAAATTGAAGTTAGGTGGTGAAAGACGAGAGATGTCTTTCTTATTCATGGATATTGTAGGTTTCACACCTATTTCAGAATATTACAAGAATAATGATGACCCCGAAGGCCTTGTAGGTGTAATAAATGATTACTTAAATAGAATGAGTAAGATAGTAATGAACAATGGTGGTACAATTGATAAGTACATGGGCGATTGCATAATGGCCTTCTGGAACGCACCCCTTGACTGTCCTAATCACGCTGAGATGGCTGTTAAGACAAGTATCGAGTGTGCTAAAGAAACTGCCAAATTAAAACAAGAATTTAAAGATAAAGGGCTACCAGAAATTAACATAGGTTCAGGTGTAAACACAGGTACTTGTATCGTTGGTAATATGGGTAGTGATATGAGATTTGATTACTCAGTCATTGGTGACGCAGTTAACTTAGCTGCTAGACTAGAGGCTGCGACACGAAATTACAAAGAGAAAGATGGTAATATCGTGGCGACATTATATTCTTCTTACACAATGGACCAATTAAAAGATGTTAAGTCTGTAGAAGTTGACAAAATAAAAGTCAAAGGTAAAGAAGAATTAATTACAATTTATAAACCTGTGATGAAAGAAGGAGGTGCTTAATATATCATAAAATTTTCTAACTATTAAAAGGAGGTCTATTGACTAAATTACAACATAGGAAACTATATCAAGTAATGAAGAAGAGAAGAAGAGCCGACCATAGGACACGACTGTACATGTTATTTAACAGGTGGGTCCAGATTAGAAAACAAAAAGATAGAAGAAGGAGGAAAACGCAGAAAAAACTTTTTATTATGAAGAGATGTGCTGAATTAAATATCCGTTTAACAGCGTAAATACCTAAATAAAAGTAAGGGTCAATATAGTAAAAAGATAGCTCCAATTATGCTATCATCAAGTAAGAAGTGTTAGACCTTTTTTATTCCGTCCTTATGGATTGTAAGCATTAAACGAGAGAGATAAAAATGGCAGAATCAACTACAGACCTGAAGGTTGAATTAACAGGTCTAAAGAAAGATATTGAGAATACTCAAAACCTTAATAGTAGATTAGATACTGCTATTGAAAAACTTACAGATGTATCCACATCTATTAAACAGATGTTGGCCGTGCATGAAGAAAAAATATCCAGACAAGAACAAATTGATGAAGTTATTTTTGACAAATTAAAAGAAAGAGCGGGAGAAATAGATACTGTTCACAGAGAATTATCAAAAGAAATCCAACAAGTAGAAAAAAGATTACTCATTGAAATGAAGCAAATAAAGCTTGACATTGGGTCCAGAGTTGGTATACTAGAAAAGTATAGATGGTTGATTATGGGTGGTGCAATTGTTGTAGGGTGGTTTATAGCCCTTAATGGTCACGAAATCCTGGAAATGATGAAGTAACAGGACTGGTAAGTCCTGGTTAGAAAAACAGCGCCGGAAGTACGGAGGTATTTTTTTCGCTGGAAAGTTTTTTCCACCATTGACAAATGAATTAGTTTAGTGTATATTATGTGTTGCTATGTCGAGTTATATTGATTTAAAATTTATTAACGAAGTATCTGCCAGGTTGTCGCAGTTTAAGAAGAAAGGTGATTACCTTTTTAACTTCAGGTGTCCCCATTGTGGTGATTCTAAGAAGAACAAGACAAAGGCTAGAGCCTACTTCTATAGAGTGAAAAATGATATGTTTTTCAAATGTCACAATTGTGGCGAAGGACAATCTTTTTCAAATTTTCTAAAATTCATAGACAGAAAGAAATATGAAAACTATCTACTAGAAAGATATAAAGGGTCGGCACCCTCCACGCCTCAGCCGAAATTTACAAACTTTAAACCAGATTTTAAAGAAGTAAATATGCTAGAGGGTCTTCAATCGGTCAGCGAACTGAAAGAAGGCCATCCAGTATTAGAATATGTTAAAAATAGAATGATACCTGAATCGTATTATTCTAAATTATATTTGAGTAATAAGTTTATGGCTTTTGTTAACAAAGTGAAGCCAAATACATTTAGTCACACAAAAGGTGAACATCCTAGATTGATTATACCTTTTTATGACACAGACGGAAAAGTATTCGCTTTTCAAGGCCGAGCATTCGGCAAAGAACAACCAAAATATCTAACAATTAAGTTAGACGAGAATAAACAAAAGGTTTACGGTTTAGATACAGTAAATCTACAAGAACATATTACCATAGTCGAAGGACCTATAGATAGTATGTTTTTAAATAATTGTTTGGCGGCTGCAGGTGCAGACTTGACATTAAGAGTACAACCTGATAATGTAACATACATATTTGATAATGAGCCGAGAAACAAAGAAATTATTAAAAGAATGTATGATGTTGTTGAGAAAGATTACAACCTTGTCGTGTGGCCAGATGATATGCGACATAAAGACATTAATGATATGATACTATCAGGAATGAGTAAGGCACAGTTACAAACTATTATAAGTAACAACACCTTTGCTCAATTAGAAGCGTTAACCAAATTAAGTTACTATAAGAAATGTTAGGAGAAATAGATGGTAAATAAAGAAATACTGAATGTACAAAAAAGAAACGGCAGAGGTAATGAACCTCTTAACATTGAAAAGATACACGAAATGGTTGAGTATGCATGTGAAGATATCACAGGTGTATCATCATCTCAGGTAGAGATGTCGAGTGGTCTACAATTTTATGATGGTATGACTACAGATGAAATTCAAAAAATTCTAATTAAGTCCGCTTCTGACCTTATTTCTTTAGACAATCCTAATTATCAATATGTAGCTGCTAGACTATTACTCTATAGTCTAAGAAAACAAATTTTTCGTAGATTGTGGGACCACCCTCATATATTTGACCATGTTAATAAATGTGTTGAAAAAGGAATCTATGATAATGAAATTCTACAATGGTATGATAAAAAAGACTTTGATAGAATGGAAAATTGGATTACGCATGAAAGAGATTATGATTTCACTTATGCTGGTCTACAACAGGTCGTTGACAAATACTTAGTACAAGATAGAAGTACAGGTGAGTTGTTTGAAACTCCTCAGTTTATGTACATGATGATTAGCGCTACTTTATTTTCAAAGTACCCTAAAAATAAGAGGATGAGTTATGTTAAAAAATATTATGACGCTATTTCAAAATTTAAAATCAATATTCCTACTCCGGTTATGGCCGGTGTTAGGACACCTATCAAGCAGTATGCTAGTTGCGTTTTGGTTGATGTTGATGATACTCTTCCATCTATTTTCAGTAGTGATATGGCTATTGGCAATTATGTTGCACAAAGGGCTGGTATTGGTATTAATGCCGGCAGAATCAGAGGAATCAATTCCAGAATTAGAGGCGGTGAAGTCCAGCACACAGGAGTTGTACCTTTCCTCAAAAAATTTGAGGCAACTGTTAAGTGCTGTACTCAAAACGGTGTTCGTGGAGGGAGTGCAACGGTTCACTTCCCTATTTGGCACAAAGAAATAGAAGACATTATTGTTTTAAAGAACAATAAAGGGACAGAGGATAATAGAGTTAGAAAATTAGATTACTCAATTCAATTATCTAAATTATTTTATGAGAGGTTTATAAATGACGAAGACATTACCTTATTCTCACCACATGAAGTACCAGAACTTTATGAGGCCTGGGGAAGTGAAGAATTTGACGAACTCTACAAAACAGCAGAAAGAAAAACAAGTGTTAGTAAAAAGAAAGTGTCGGCACAAACACTTATGTTCGACATGCTTAAAGAGAGGGCAGAGACCGGCAGAATTTATATAATGAATATTGACCATTGTAATACTCATTCTAGTTTTAAAGATAGAATTACAATGTCAAACTTATGTCAAGAGATTACACTACCAACAACACCTATTAGCCATATTGATGGTGAGGGTGAGATTGCATTATGTATTTTAAGTGCAATTAATGTAGGTAAGATTGGTTACTTAGATGAATTAGAAGGATTATGTGACCTTGCTGTTAGAGCATTAGATGAAATTATTGACCATCAAAAATATCCAGTAAAAGCTGCCGAGGTATCTACAAAGGCAAGAAGAAGTCTTGGTATTGGTTACATTGGTCTTGCACACTATCTAGCAAAAAACAAATTAAGTTATAATGATAAAGCTGCGTGGAAAGAAGTTGATGAATTAACAGAGGCATTTCAATTTTATCTATTGAAGGCAAGTAACGAGGTATCTAAAGAAAAAGGTCCTTGTGAATATTTCCACCGTACAAAATATTCAGACGGCATCCTACCTATTGATACTTACAAGAAAGAGGTTGATGAGATTTCAAACAGAAAACTGTCAATGAAATGGGAACAACTCCGTAAAGATATCAAAGAGCATGGTTTAAGACATAGCACCTTATCTGCTCAAATGCCGTCTGAATCTTCTAGTGTTGTTTCAAATGCGACAAATGGTATCGAACCACCTAGAGATTATTTAAGTATTAAAAAGTCTAAAAAAGGTACACTAAAACAAGTTGTACCAGATTATGTAAGACTAAAAAACTTTTATACTTTATTATGGGACATGAAAGGGAATGAAGGATATATAAATATCGTTGCAGTAATGCAAAAGTATTTTGACCAAGCAATTAGTGGTAATTGGTCTTACAATCCAGAAAATTATGAAGACAATCAGGTACCTGTGTCTGTTATGGCACAAGATTTATTGTCAACATACAAATATGGTTGGAAGACTTCTTATTATCAAAACACTTATGACGCTAAAAAAGATATTGATGAACCAACACATAATTTAGGTTGGAAAGATAATGTAGAAGTAACAGAGCCAGCAACTTTGCAAGCTGAAGAAGATTGCGAAAGCTGTACAATATAGAAAGGTAACATATGGCATATTTGTGTGTCAATACACCTCATATTGATGTGTATGTTAAGAAAGAGTATCTATATGACGGTCAAAAAGGCCATGGAGAGTTAGTTGAGGGCGTATGGGTAACGGCAAAATCAATTCAAGGTAGAGCATTATACTTTGAAACTTATATACCGGAGTATGGTGCTCTGTATGATAAGTTACCAATTAGTGCGTTTGTATGGAAAAAGGAGATACCAGAGGATGTTCCTCTAACAGAATTGCAATTATGGGATTGTTTCAGTTATGATATCGCAATTGTCGAAAAACAGATGTTATCAGGCAACCAATGTAAATATTTGTCACCAAATAAAAAATGGTATAAAGGTTGGTATATGTTTACAATTGATAATGCGAATAGTACGAATTTAGAAAGAAATGTAACTTATAGTGAAGTACCATCACAACATAAGTCATTTAATATTTTAAGGTTAGAGAATGGCCACTTTGCCGCTCAGCCTAACAACAGAGTTATATTCTATGACAAGAGTTATACTCCTAGCGAATTGAAGTTTCCAGACTTCAAGGTGTCCACGAAGGAGTATAGTGTAGAATGTGAACAAAAATGGACAGCAGGTGATGACGATAACTTTTTTTATGAATTAAGGGAGATGGAAAAGTAAAATGGCAAAAAGCGTATTTAATAAAGACAAAAATTTAGACCAAATGAAACAACCAATGTTTTTTGGTGATGACTTACAGGTTCAACAATATAGTGATATGAAATATCCTATATTTGATAAGTTGAATCAACAACAGTTAGGTTATTTCTGGAGACCAGAGGAGATTTCACTACAGAAAGATAGAAATGACTATCAAGACTTATCTGAACAACAAAAGTTTATCTTTACATCAAATCTAAAGTATCAAACTATGTTAGATAGTGTTCAAGGTAGAGGTCCATGTTTGGCATTCTTACCATTTGTTACTAATCCAGAATTAGAAGGCTGTATTGTTACATGGGATTTTATAGAAACCATACATAGTAGAAGTTATACACACATTATTAAAAATCTTTATGCAAATCCTAACGAAGTCTTTGATACAATTCTTAAAGATGATAGAATAGAAAAAAGAGCAGAAAGTGTAACTAAAACTTATGATGACCTTATAAATTTAGGTTATCAATGGCACCTTGATAAGAGTAAAGTTGATTTGCAAGAACTTAAAAAGAAAATGTATCTTGCTATGATATCTGTAAACATACTAGAGGGTCTAAGATTCTATGTATCGTTTGCTTGTAGTTTTGCATTTGGTGAACTTAAATTACTAGAAGGCTCTGCTAAAATTATTTCTATGATTGCAAGAGATGAAAGTCAACACCTTGCAATGTCACAAACTATTATCAATAATTGGCATGACCGTAATGATGATAAAGATATGATTAAAATTAGAAAAGATTGTGAAAAAGAAGTCTATAAAATGTATGATGAATCACTAGAGGAGGAAAAGCGTTGGGCAACATATCTATTTTCCAAAGGAAGTATGATTGGGTTATCAGAAAAACTGTTACACCAATTTGTAGAATACATGGCAAACCGAAGGATGAAAGCAATCGGTCTAACACCTCAGTACGAACAAAAAACAAATCCACTTCCTTGGGTAGACCATTGGTTGAACAGCAAGGGTATGCAAAACGCACCACAAGAAACAGAGATTGAATCATATGTTATTGGTGGTATTAAGCAAGATGTAACTAAAGACCAATTTAAAAAATTCAAACTATAATGGAAAAAAGAAAAATAACATGTTCTTCCTGCGAAACTAAATATACCGTAAGTTGGGATATTGAAGAGCAAGACTTAGAACCACTAACTTGCCCATTTTGTGGACATGAGGTAGAACATGAAGAAGACGCTGAGGAAAGATACGAAGACGGATTGGAAGAGGACGAAGATTGGAATTGATTATAGTCTTACCAGTCCGGCTATACATATTGATGACATAAGAAGTGGTACTTTTTCTTTTCATTACTTAACAAGTAAAAAGAAATGGATTGGTAGACAAGGTGAAAATATAACTGGTTATGAACATAAAGAATGGAACGACCCTATTGAAAGATTCACTTACATATCAGATTTTGTTATGGACCTATTATCAAATTACAAACAAAATCAACCTATTATTTTCATTGAAGGATACTCCTTTGGTTCAAAAGGCCAAGGTGTATTTCAAATTGCTGAAAATTGTGGTATTCTTAAATATCGTTTACTTGAAGAAGAGTATGGTTATCATACAGTTGTACCTAGTGTTGTTAAAAAAGGTGCTACTGGAAAAGGTAATGCAGATAAAGATATGATGTACGAGGCATTTGTGAAAGAATTACCAGAATATAACTTGAAGAAGATACTTGATACAGAAAAGACAGGTAATCCATTGTCTGATATTGTAGATAGTTATTTTATTAAAAAGGTTGGTTATGAAAATTTATCTCTTTAATACTAAAAAATCATCATCATCATTTTTAAAATTATTCTGTGAAAAACATAATCACGAAATTTTTAATTCAGTAGAAAATAATAAATCGCCAGGAAGAGGTGCAGCTAGATTTTTAGATTTTAGTTGGCCTACATGGGACGGTGAAATACCTGATGATGTATCAGTTGCCTTTCAAGGTTTAGTCAGAGGAACTAAAGAAGTTAGAGAAGTCTGTAATGATTGGTATTACTTTGACCAACCTTATTTCTTTAGTAATGATTTTAAACAATCAGACACAGGAGATAGATGGTATCGTATCTGTAAAAACAATACTCAAAAAAATTATTTAGAAAAATCATATAAGGTCGATAGAAGATTTGATAAACTTATAGAAAGACTTAATGAAAAATGTAGAGATGAATTAACACCTAAACCTTGGCAATATAATGGTAAACATATTCTTGTAATACCACCAAGTTATCATACAGCACATTGGTACGGTATAGATAGGATTGAATGGGAAAAAGATATTATAAAGAAATTAAAACAACATACCAAAAGAGATATAGTTGTTAGACAAAAATTTAAAGATGATTTAGATTGGTCGCCAGATAGAAAAGAAAAACCATTGAGTGAAGATTTAAAAGATTGTTACGCTATGGTATCTTTTCATTCAATGTGTGCTGTACATGCCGTTATGGCTGGTATACCTAGTTATTGTAGTGAACATTCGCCTGCTTATCCAGTAAGTTTAGGTTTAAATGAGTTAGACCAAATTAAAGACCCTTTATATGCAGGTGACAGAGAAGATTGGATAAAATCATTAATGTGTGCTCAGTTTACCGAAGAAGAAATGAAAAACGGTAAAGCATATGGGCATTTAAACGGAGAAAATATATGGTAAGAAGAATAATCAATTGGTTTAAAACTAAATGGCAAAAATACAAAGCTAAAAAACAGGACCCTTTTATATACAAATGAGAATATTAGGAATAAATTGTCTAAACCATGACGCAGCCATGGCCGTTGTTGACGGTCAGGAAATAATGTGGGCTGCTCATGCTGAAAGATATTCTAAGATTAAGAATGACCAGTTTTTAAATTGGGCTATTGTTAATGAGGCTATGAGATATGGTCCTTTTGACATGGTCGTATATTATGAAAAACCATGGCTGAAGAAGAAAAGACAGTTAAAAGCAGGACAATATTATCATGCATTAAATATGAAAGATTTACCAAGTATATATTTAAGACAATTTGGTATTAAGATAGATGAATATGCTACACACCACCACTCACACATGGCAGGTGGTTATTATACATCACCATTTGAAGACGCAATGACACTAACAGTTGACGCCATTGGTGAAATGGAAACTATGTCTTTATGGGATAATGAAAAAATGATAGGTCGTCAACAATATCCTATATCATTAGGTTTATTATATTCAGCAGTAACACAAAGAATAGGATTAAAACCAAACGAAGAAGAATATATTACAATGGGTATGGCTGCATATGGTAAACCAAGATATACTACTTTTATAAAAGAAAATTGGTTGAAAAGAAATAATCATAAGGGTGTACCTAATAATGATTTGACATGGGCAACTGATTATGATTTAGCAGCCTCAGTACAAAAAGTATATGAAGATGAATTATCAAAGATTGTAAAAAAACATTGTAAAAAAATTAATTTAGTTATTAGTGGTGGTTGTGCTTTAAATTGTGTTGCAAATAGTAATCTTAAAAGAAATATATGGATTATGCCAAATCCAGGAGATAGTGGTTCAGCATTAGGTTGTATACCTGCCATTACAAAACAAAAATTAAATTGGAAAGGTCCTTTTCTAGGACAAGATATACCTGGTGAATATCCTGTAGATAGTATTATAAAAGAATTAAAAGCAAACAAAATGGTTGGTGTTGCCAATGGCAGAGCAGAGTTTGGACCTAGAGCATTAGGTAATAGAAGTTTACTTGCAGACCCTAGAGGACCAGAGGTCAAAGATATGGTCAATGCAATTAAGAAAAGACAAAAGTTTAGACCATTTGCACCTGCTATATTATTAGAAGATGTACATGAGTATTTTGATATGCCACAAGAAACAAGTCCATATATGCAGTTTGTTGGTACTTGTAAATACCCTAAAGAATTTCCTGCTATTATACATGCAGACGGCACAAGTAGAGTACAAACTGTTACAAAAGAAGATAATGAGGGTTTTTATAATTTATTAAAAGAATGGAAGAGGCAAACTGGTTGTCCAATATTGTTAAATACATCTCTAAACATCAAAGGTAAACCTATGGTAAATGATAAACGAGATGGTCAAGATTTTGAGAGGAAGTATAATGTCAAAGTTGTATAATATGGGTTGCAGTTTTGCATATGGTAATTGTGTGCCTCAAAGAAATAAATTAAGTGGTGAACATAGAAGTCCAGGTACATATGTTGCAGAATATATGAAAAAAGATGAAGTTAATCTTGCTCGTAATGGTTATAGCATTGATGGTGTATTAAGAAGATTATACTCACACAAATTTGAAAAAAATAGTTTCATATTAATTGGTGTACCACCATCTGGTAGATTTCAAGTAGTAAGTTTTGATGAACAAACATATAACAAAGAAAGAGGCAATAAAGCAAGTATTTTTGGTAGAAATAAAGAGGCAGAAAATTGTATGAAATATGCCTTTACAAAAGGACCTGTTATTAAAGGTGATTATTTTCACACCTTAAAATGGGGAAAAGTTATAAATGAAGATATTGATGAAACAGCTTCTTATCATGTATTGTTTTCTATTTTAAAAATACAAAAAAGATTAAAAGAATTAAAATTGGATTATTGCATATATAATTCAATAGGGTATAAGTACAACCCAAAAAATCGTGAGACCAAAACTATTAAAAACCAAATAGATTGGTCTAATTACTATAAACCAGAGTATAGTTTACTTGACTTAATACAAACGAGTGAAGAATACGAGTTAGCAGAGGGCGACCAACATCCTAATCAACATGCTTATAAAGTATGGACAGATGGTATAATAGATTGGTTGAAAAACAAATGACAAAATTACTAGATAGTTTACAAAGATGTAAATATGACAATAATCCATGGGACCATTTTATTATTCAAGATGTCTTAACAGATAAACAGATTGATGAAATTAGAAATGCTACTGTAACTAGAGATGGTGTATTACATGATGGTACCAGGTCAGGTTACAAAAAAGGTGTAGAGAAACAAAATCATAAATTAAGAGAATATATTACAAGAGATAATTATAAAAAATATCCTGAATTAACAAAATTTATTAATGATTTGCGTAGTAAACCTGTAAGAAAATTAATTGCTAAGATGGTAGGAAATAAAGAAGAATTTAAAGGTTCTTTTGTTAGACTAGAAGTATTAAATGATACAGAGGGATTTTGGTTGAAACCTCATTGTGATATACCAGAAAAATTAATATCAAGTTTAATTTATATTAACAAGACAGGTGAAAATATTAATTTAGGTACCGATTTATATAGTGAAGATTTATCATATAAAAAGACAGTACCATTTTGGAATAATTATGGATACATATTTCATGGACCTAATAAATGGCATGGTATGGATGAAGGAAAAAATATTAAAGTAGAACGAAGAGGTATACAATTAAATTATGTTACTTTCCAAACTGATTGGCCAGTACATGAAGATTAAGGAGATAAAATGACTGAACAAGAACTCTTAACAGAGATAAAAAGACTAGAGGGTATCTATATGAATCCTCAAGACTTTAAACAATATAAAAACTATTGGCTACCAGAAAGTGTAGTCAAAGAAAGCACAAATGTATTATCATTAGGCGTACATAGAGATGTAGGTTGGGAACAATCTATGTTGCAAGACAATCCTAATATGAATATACATTTATATGACCCTACACCAGATACCATAAAGATGTGGGAAACAAATTTTACTGGTAAAGATAAGATGACATTTCATCAAGTCGCATATAATAAGACACCAGGTACTATGAAATTTTATTATGATAAGAATGATTTAGCAAAATGTTATTCTTTATTACCATTACCACAATTTGGTGAAGACCCAGCATACATTGAAGTTGAATGTAAAAATTTAAAACAGATGATGGAAGAAGATATGCCACAACCAGATATCATTAAAGCTGATATTGAGGGTGTGTGGTATGATTTTTGTACAGAGATTTTAACTTATGATGTACCTTTTAAGGCATTTTTAATTGAGTTTGAAGTAAAACTAATTGATAATGAAACTAGTTTAAAACAATATGAACAAATGTTAAAAGACCTTAATTACAAATACGAAGTGTTTTTAAATAGACCTAGAAATAAATGTTTATCAGAGGCAGTTATATTACGGGGTAAATAATGTTAGTAAATTTCTTTTTAAATTCTACACCATTATGGAAGCAAAAACAAATATTAATGGATTTTGCAGATTCAGTTGGTGGTAAGTGTGTAAAAAAACATGACAGATATGAGGAATGTGATGTAGCAGTCGTATTTGGTTCTTGGAAAAAAACACCTACTAAAGAATGGAAGAACGATTTTGTACGACACCATCATGTAAAACAAACAATTATAGCAAGTCATAAAGATAAACCGTTAATTGTTTTAGAAACGCCTTTATTAGGTAGAACTATTGCACAAATTCACGGAAACTACAGAGTTGGTTTACAACATTATATGCATGGTTTAGCAGACTTTAAGAATAAAAATAGTAAATCAGATAGATTTGATAACCTTAAATTAAAAGTTAGTCCTTGGAGAAAAAAAGGTGAGCATATATTATTAATGGGTCAAAATATGACAGACGCCTCTTTATTTGGTATTGACTTTCAGTTATGGGTTACTAATACAATTCATTATTTGAGAAAACATACTGACAGAGAAATTAGATTTAGAGACCATCCTGAAAACAAAAATTTAATGAAAAATCATATTCAAAGTTTTGCATACAAAAATGTAACATATAGTAAAAATGAAGACATAAAGAAAGATTTTAAAAATGCACATTGCACCGTGTCTTATACTAGCGGTTCTAGTATTGATTCTATATTAGCAGGCATACCAGTAATACCATGTAATGAATATAATTTTTTATGGCCTATATCGAGTCATTCATTATCAGATATTGAAAATCCTAAATGTGGCGAAAGAGAACAACTGTTGTATGACCTAGCTTATGCTCAATGGTCAGTAGAAGAAATTAGACAAGGTAAACCATGGCACCACTTAATATCAAAGTAATAACAACTTACAATAATAAACTATATAAAGAGTACGCTTATAGATTTAAGGAGACCTATAATTGGTCATTTCCTTTAAAAATCTATAATGAAGATGAGTGTATGATGAAAGTCTTACCAGAGTTAAAAGAGTTTGTAGAACGAAATAAACATAGACAACCATACTCAGATTATAAAGTAAAAGGAAAAGAGTTTCTTACAGATGGTGTCCGTTTTAGTTATAAAGTTTATGCATATACACATGCTCTTATGAACGAAGATGTTGATGGTCTTATTTGTATTGACGCTGATAGTGTTTTTCATAAGAAAATAGATGAAGAGTGGATTAAAAAACATATTCATAGAGATGATTGTATGATGACATATCTAGGTAGAGGTAATCATTATAGTGAGTGTGGATTTTTATACTTTAATTTAAATCATGCAGACACATTAGCATATGCAAACAGAATGAAATCTTTATATGATACAGATGGTATATATAATTTAAAAGAACAACACGATAGTTTTGTGTGGGATTATGTAAGAAAAGAATTTGAAAACAGAGGTACAAGAAATTTTAATATAGGTGATGGTAAAAATGGCCATGTACAAGCGAGGTCTATATTAGGACCTGTTTATGACCACACCAAAGGTAACAGAAAATTAAAAGGGCGTAGTCCGGAGGCAAGAGTATGATAGATGTTTTTATAGGTTATGATGAGGGCGAAAAGATTGCCTACCATATATTGGCAGAGAGTATTAGAAGAAACTCAAGCGAACCAGTTTCAATTACACCATTGTGTTTGAGTAATATACCAGATTTTACAAGAGAAAAACAGGAGAATCAATCTACAGATTTTGCATTTAGTAGATTTATGGTGCCATATTTAAGAAGTTATACAGGTTATTCTATTTTTATGGATTGTGATATGATGTTTAGAGGTGACATTGCAGAATTGTGGAAAATGAGAAATTACTTATATACTGTAAAATGTTGTAAACATAATTATGTACCTAAACAAACTGTAAAATTTAGAGGTGCTAAGAATGAAGCTTTTCCTAAAAAGAATTGGTCTAGTTTTATGATGTTTAATAATTCTTTATGTCATAAATTAACATTAGACTATGTTAATAATGCAAGTGGTTTAGACTTACATCAATTTAAATGGTGCGCCAATGAAGACGCAATAGGAGATATACCTTTAGAATGGAACTGGTTAGTAGGAGAATATGATTATAATCACAAGGCTAAAAATGTACATTGGACATTAGGCGGACCTTATTTTGAAGAGTATGCTAGAAGTGATTATGCTGATGAGTGGTTTAGATTATATTACGAAACAACAAGGATAGATTTAAAATGAAATTAGCAGTAATAGGTTGTGGGTATGTTGGAAATACAATTGCAAACGCATTAGAAAATGCTCAAAATGATGTAGTAAGAATAGACCCAAAATACAACGACAATAAACTAGAACATTTTGTTGACAAGATTGATGGTGCTGTTATTTGTTTACCAACACCTACTATAAATGGTGAACAAGATTTAACAGTAATAGATAAAACAGTTATTGCATTGAGAGATGTAAGAACTTTAATAAAATCTACCATTTTACCAAACATGTTAACTGTCTATGAGGAGAATGTAGTTTATTCTCCCGAATTTCTTAGAGAAGCACATGCTGAAAAAGATTTTAAAAACAATGAACACATATTATGGGGTGGTTTAAGAAGTGAAGCAGATTGGTGGATTGAAAGATTTAAATGCCATCACAAAACAAATATTATTTTAAAAAAGAAGGACGCAAGTGTAATTAAATATGTGTACAACTGTTGGTTAGCTACAAAGGTTACTTTCTTCCATGAATTGTATAGTAAATTAGATAAATCATATAACTATCATTCTATTATTAATACATTGGCAGACTTTGAGAATATAGGTCCTAGTCACATGAGAGTAAAAGAATTAGGTTATGATGGTAATTGTTTTCCTAAAGACATGGAGGCATTTACAAACTTTATTGATAGTGAAATATTAAAGAATGTAATTAAAGTTAATAAAAGTTTGGTAGATAGTAGATGATTCATACACATACTTTACCGTGGGACAAATGTTTATCACATCAACTTATGCCAGCCATAAAAAAAGGTTGGAAAGATAACGGAAAAGATGTACACTTTTTTTGGGGATTAGCAGGTAAAAATATATCAACAATCAAACAATGTATAGATTGGGGATTAGAATGGTGGTATGTAGATAACGGTTATATAACTGAACAAATTACAAGATATCCTGAACCAATTATAAACAATTACGATAAAACATATTTTAGAATATGTAAAGGTGGTATTCACACCACATCATTTAAAGAACATGATGATAAGAGATTAAATACAGAATTTAAAGGTTGGCAATCAGGTGAGCATATATTAGTTTGTCCTTCATCTCCTACTGTAACATATTATATAAATGATATGACACAAGATGATTGGATAAAAGAAACTACAGATGAAATAAAAAAATGTACAGATAGACCGATAAAATTAAGAAATAAACCAAGACCAAATAACAAATGGTGGAATACAGATATATTAGATGACTTAAAAGACGCTCATTGTTTAGTTACTAACATGTCATTAACGGCTGTTGACGCAACAGTCAATGGCGTACCATGTATAACACATAATAGAAATGTAGCTGCTGGTGTTAGTAGTAGAGATATAAGTTACAAGACATTAAATTATCCTTTTAAACCTGATGGTGATAAAATAAATAGATGGATGAGAATGTTATCTTATAATCAATTTACAATAAAGGAGATTGAAGATGGTATCGCCTTCGAGGTTCTTCAAGAACAAATTTAGATGGTTTGGTTTAATACTTGCTGTTACTAGTGTAGCAATCTTATCAAGTGCAAATGTTTCAACCCAATGGGTAGGTTGGTCTTTGAGTGTAAGTGCTTGTATTATGTGGGTGTGGTTTGGTTATAAAGATAAAGATTGGCCAAGAATGATTATGGAATTAATGTATATGTTATTAAGTTTAAGAGCAGTATTCAATTGGTTAGGAATATAATGTACAATTTTGCTTGCGTTTGTTATGGTGACAAGTATCCTGTAGAGTATGTTCAAAAACTTTACAATATGGTAAGAAGAAACACCACACTTCCTATAAATTTTGTAGTATTTACCGACCATGTTAAAATGCATAAGATGGTAGAGGGAGATATTGATATTAGACAGTTTAAAGAAACTGATTTACAAGGCTGGTGGAATAAACTACAGTTATTTCATCCAGACACATATCTACCAGGCGTTACCTTATACATGGATTTAGATGTTGTAATTACAAGTAATATAGACTGTTTCTATAGTCACGAACCACAACTAGATTTTTGTGGTATGAATGACTTTAACCCCGTAAGTGGTGTTTGGAACTCCAGTATTATGAGATTTAAACAGCAGGACCTTCACGGCCGAATTTGGCATAAATTTATGTCCAATAGACCAGAATACCTTAGACAGTATCCAGGTGACCAAAACCTAATATCAGCCTTAATTAAGAATACTCCTGGATGTGATTCGTTTCCAGATTCGTGGACACAATCATATAAGTGGTATGACCGAAGCGGTACTAGATACTCTAAACAAAACTGGACATATGAACATAATGGCGAATCGTTGGTAACCGTGTTTCACGGAAGACCAAATCCTCACGAATCTGACATGGAATGGATAAAAAATGCTTGGAAATAACAAGTATTTTGTGTCGCAGCTCTAAAACCCTTACCTGGTCTCAAAAAAAACTTTAAAAAAAAGCAAAAAAACGCTTGCTTTCTATGTGGAAACCTGTATAATGGACACATAATGATTAAAGAATATAACAAAAAGAAAATGCAAATACAACTAAAAAGACTTGAAAAAAGGGTTGCCTTTGCTAAAAAAGTGTTGTATAGTAATCCATATAAATCACTTTTTGAAGTAATGAATATAATTAATAACACTAAACAAGGAGAAACACACTATGAGTAAAGTAAAAAACTATTATTGGGATTTAGCTGAGAAAGCTGTTGACGCTATCTTACTAGAACTTACAAACAATGCAATCAGCAAAGAAGCTGCTAAAGCAAAGATTATGGTTCTTGATAATCTTGAATTAGTTGGTATTGATGAAAACAATATTGACGAAGTAATTGATATGGAGCTAGAGTCCGCTTAATGAAAGAAAGTACGATACATTTAGTCTATCAAAGACAATACTATGATGATGAAGACCATGATTATTTCTTCATCAATTATACGATATTCAGAAATGTACCATTGTCACAATTGACAAGACTAAATGATAAGAACTTTAAACAAAAAGTTAAAGAGTTTTGTGATAAGAACTATAATGAATCTGCTAGTAACTATGATAACTACTCAGAGGTAAATATAATTTCTGGCGAAGAGTATTATAAAACTTATGCAGATGAATTTGATTGTGATGATAAATCTTTTTATACAGATTACGGTCAAAAGTATAATACAAGACAATTTTTTAAACATGACTTTAATACGGAAGTCACTAAATTTATGGGAGGAATAATATGATAATAAATGTTGGAGATACAATTCAAGACACTAAAGGTAGAGAGGGTGTTATAACAAATATCGGTATTGCTACCGAGAAAACAGATATAGCTGCTGAACTAGATTCAAGTTTAAATGCTAAGACTTATGATACTGAACTAGATTATACTGGTGCAATTACATTTGGTAGTAACTGGTGTTATTTTAGTCAGATAGATAAAGTAGTAGAAAAAGCGGAACAAGAAGAATCAGCAACAGATTGGATAGATAGTTAATTATGAAATATAACGAAGATAAAATACTACAAGAAATAGGTACATATATAAAAGGTACTTATGGTCAACATTATGCTCAAGTGAGTAAAGGCACACAAGTGCAAGACCTATTAAGAGATATAGGTATAGATAAAGATTTCTGTCAGGCAAATGCAATTAAATATTTGTGTAGGTTTGGTAAAAAAGATGGTAGGAATAGAAAAGACCTACTTAAAGCAGTACACTATATTGTACTATTAATGAATTCAGAGGACCAAGGAGAAAAAAAATGATTGAAGTCCTGAACCACATTGATGATGTAAAAAAGATTCGTAAGTTAGTTATTGATGGTATGACACAAGACGCCATCAAAGCTTGTGATGTAAGTATAGCCCATAACGATAAAAAAGTTAAAGAATTTGAGAAGTGGGCTGAAGAAGAAAGTAAGAAGGATATACTTCCAGAGGGGGTACGGTAGTACACGAAAGCTTCGTTTCGCCTCTCCTGGCGCATCCTGGCGACTTTTTTCCTGAGAAAAGTGAGTAAATACACGCTTTTTTCTAGGCTTGCCATTTCCAGACGGTTATGGTATAGTAGTGAATAATTAATTGAGAAAGGATTATATTATGGCATTTTATTCAAAAGAAACACTTTATGCAGAGTTTGATGTTGCAAAAAGTAAAGATACAAAAGGCAAGTACGAGAAGTATGACAATCGTATTCAGTTTTGTAAAGACCACATTGAGTTGAGAAACAATAAACCTCAATATTACGAGGGTGTTGATATCAACTTTTCAAATCTATTGGCGGCTTATTCGTCAGATAATCCAGTTGACGCATTTTACAAAGTTGGTTTTGGTAAGACATATGCTGAAGTAAAAGCAATGTCAGACGCAGAAACACCTGAAAACAAGAGTGTGAATTAATGGCGATTATCTACACAAATCAATCTAGTGGTGCTATTCGTAGAGCAAAGAAGAAAAAACCTACGAAAGGTTACCTAGAAGCACTTGCTAAACATATCAAATATTTAAAGTCTATGGGATTTGATTGTGATGATAATGGTAGAATTAAGTTGACAATTGATGGTAGACACTCAATTAATATTGCAGAGAGAACAATGCCATATGAAAGAGAAACAACATTATCAGATGTACCAATGTCAAATACTATTGGTAATGGTGGTACAAAACCAGACAATTCTTGGAAGATAGAAGAAAGTAAAAACTTTACTATCGTGCCGGCATATAACAAAGGTCCTTATATGGTGGTAAATAAAAGTGACCTAAAAACAGCAGGGAGAAAAGTATGAAGCTAAAGGAAACTATAGCAATTACAATCGGTGCATTAGCATTTTTGTTAATCACAGGCGTTGCAAAAGCAAATCCAATCTTAGATTGGTTTAATGCAGAGAAAACAAAAACAATTGAGTTTCAAAAGAAAAGTTGGCAATCAGCAAAAGAGCAGAATGCTAAGACTAAAGAAACAATTGTAAATCTATTTACGAAAGTCAAACAGAATGTTACACAAGATTAGTGATTTTTGCGATAAGATAGATTCTATTAAGAAGATGTCAGATGACCTTAGGACAACAAAGTATAGTTTTCCTAAGTCGCCTGATAGAGATTTTAGAATACAAAATTTAATTGAAACCATACAGGCAGATTGCCTTTTGGTAGCAAGTGATAAATCTAATTATGATAAAGAAAAAGATAAGAGTGGTGATTATGGCGATTATAGTGGTCTCAACCATGACAGCGTGTTCATCAATCAAAAAAAATGAAGAAGGTAAATATGAAGTCAATCCAATCGGTACTATTATTAGGACTATCATTGGTGTTCCTGACCAATTGCAGTTCGATTAATAGAACACATATTGGTGCTGGTGCCGGTGCAGGTTCAGCTGTTGCAGGTTGTGTATCATTAGGTGTTTCAGACCCCTATGTTACTGGTGCATGTGCTTTACTAGGAGGATTTGCAGGTGCTGAATTAATGTATAAATCAGATTATGATGTACACAATGCTGTATTTGTAGACCATTTAAACACAAGTGGTTCAGGTTCTAGTTATACAAATTGGTACAATAGTCAAACAGGTAATTCAGGTATTATTCATGTTACAAGGTCATATACACAAGGACCTATTAAGTGTAAAGATTATGACGCAACAGTAGATATTACTAGTAGTTGGCCATTAATTGGTATCGGAGGCGTCAAGAGAGAGGTAGTATTTGGTACTGCTTGTCAATTACCAGACGGACAATGGATAGAAAAACCATGACATATCAAAATAGATATAATGACAGAATAGAACAATTAGAGAACGAAGTCAAAGAAAAGCAAGAGGAGATTGAAATTACTAATAAGCAATCCACCATTGACAATCTTGAAGAAGAGATATATAATACAAAACAAAGTATAGAAGAATTGAGAAAATATGTTTGACCCCTGGAATAATCAAAGACGATACTTAACATGGACTTTTATAATGATTATATTTTTAATCATAACAGGAGTTGCAGTTGCAGGTGAACAAGTATTGCATAGTAAAATTAAATCTATATCACCAGAAAAAACTGATGGTCAATATTGTTTTGTAAAAATTGAAATAGTACAAAAAGGCGATACTATTACAAAAAGAGAAATTTTAGAGTGTGCTGACGGTAAGAGAGGCATTGACACCCCAGGTTATTGGGACTTATTTGCACAATTTTATTACCATGATGTGAATACACCTGAATATTGCCGATATTATAGTCGGGATAAACATGCTTTTAAATCACCAGGAAAAGTTTGTTTAGATGTAAATGGTGAATGGGAGGTGAAATAATGATTAGATATCTAATTATTGTTGCTCTTGTGTTAGTGATACTGTATGATGTATCTAGTGAGGATGCCTGGACATATGTTCAATCCACGCTTGACTTTATACAAGAGTTAGTATATAATGTAAGGGAAAGTAAAATATGATGAAAAATAAAATGATGAAATTAGGTGCTCTTGTAGCTATTGTAGGTCTAAGTGCCTGTTCTAGTATGAATAGTACCTATAAGATTAAATCAGAGAAAGGTAATACTGTTGATAAAGTACCAGCGTGGTACATGGCAGATATCAATGAATCAAAAGCTTGTGATACTTCATGGTTAACAAGTGAAGATAATGATAAGCAATGTATCTATGGTGTTGCAACAGCTGTTTCTCCTGATTTACAATTGTCAATAGAGAAAGCTAAAATGATGGCTAAATCTGAATTGGCAGATATAATCAAGGGTGAGATGAATAAAGAATCAAAACAATTCATCAAAGAACTTGGTAAAACTGAAACAAAAACTGTAGTGACCGAAGTTGAAAGTGCTATTGTAAATAAAATAACTGATACACCTGTAAGAGGTTATGAGATATTTGCACAAGATGTAACTATGACTAAAAATGGTTATTATAGAACATGGATAGGTATGAGATTGCCTCTAGGTAAGTTTAATAAGATGTATAACTACACTATTGAACAAGCTGTTGACGCTTACAATCTAAATGATGAAAGTAAAAAGGCATGGGACAACCTAAAGAATAAAGATGACAATAACAGTTTATAGTAAAAACAATTGTGTTTATTGTAACAAGGCCAAAACATTGCTAAAAAATCTTGGCCTTGAATACGAAGAAAAATCTTTAGAAAAAGACTTTGATTCCGACCCTAGTAAACTAATTGAAGACATTGGTAAGAATGTGAGGCAAATGCCACAGATTAAGATTGATGGAAATTTAATTGGTGGTTATAATCAACTTGTAGAACACTTTAATGAAAAAGGTAAAGTAAACTTTAAAGGAGAGATAATTGAGTGACGATAATATTATTCTATTTCCCACAGACAGAATTAAAGACAAAGAAAAAGTCCAACATCCTGTTGACCCAAAGGAACACAATCGTTTAGTTGAACAACAGACGAAAGAATTTGTAGAAGGAAATGTTGACGATATCGCATATCAATTATTAGATAAGTTTGTAGCTATGGGTATTAGAACAAATCAAATGACATTTACGGCTGACTTGGCACTTGTAATTGATACAATCAGAGGACTGGTTTACCGTGATTTTAACAAAAAACATCCTGCTCAAACACTAACAGATAAAATGGTTACATTAAACACAAGTGGTAAAAACAAATCTGCTAGATTAGATTATAGTAAGTTGTTAGATATTAAACACAGACCACATAAACCATTTTCAAAAGATATTGAGGATGAAGTTAGAGATTTATCTGACATGGCAGATGTACATTTTACACCTGATTTTGAACCAGATAATGACAAATAAGAATTCGCCGGTCAAACTACTAAAGTACGCTTTGCCTGGCAATTGTAGGAGTACATTAAACTCACAGAAAGGACATTAAACATATGTTTAATTTTTTAAAAACCCTAAAAGGAGATAAAGTTATGGCAAAAGCTAAACTATCAAAAACAGCAAAAGTGAGAAATCTTTTTGCAAAAGGTTCAGATGTATCTTGGAAACAACTAAGAACTACATATGACCTAAGGTCACCAGCTGCAATGGTTGGTAAACTTAGAAACGAAGGAATGATGATTTATGAAAATCGTGGTTCTAAAGGCGTTTCTTACAGAGTAGGAACACCATCAAAAGCTATTATAGCTGCTGGTATTACTGCTGTGTTTGGTAAGCAAGTCGCTTACTCAGCATAATTTAAAATCAGGAGACGGAGGGCCCCAGGTCCTCCGTTTTCATTTAGGTTAACCAAAGGTTTTTATGACAGACAGCGAAGAGAAACAAAGAGGCTTAGACGCCACCATGGAAAATGAGGGTAGTAGAGACCTATCACCAATGGTGCAGATAACATTAAAAGAATACGATAAATTAAAAGAACAAACAAATTATATTACAGACCCTAGTTTAATTGCTATTATAGATAAAATGGAAGAATTAACTAGAGCATTAAGAAGACATATTGTTAGAAAGTTTTAATGACAGGATTATTTTTTATTGGTGTACCCGTATCAATTATAGTATTATGGTTTTTACTAACAAATTTAGATAGTAACTATAAAGACAATAATGATAAAGGACCACCAGATGACAATTGTTAAACAAGAAAGGTTAGTTAGAACATTGGCAGAGTCTAACAAAGATAGAAAAATGACTCGAAAGGTAGATACCTACGAGTATGAATCATTAGAAACATGTATAAAATCAGACCAAGTACCAGCAAACGAGATAGCAGAATTGTTTACGGACAAGGCATTTTATGATTGGTATTCTAAACGAAATTTTATGGATAAATAATATTATCGAATATATATTCAAACTGAAGGAGAAATTATGGCCGAACAAGCAAGACACCCACATTTAATGAATCCAGCTGCTATGAAAACAAATCAAGGCACATCTGGTATGGGTCAGACAGTAGAATTAATGTCTGAAATTCTAAAAAAAGTCAATAACGCAAAAGATAAACCTAAAAAAATTCAAGTATTAAAAGAACACGCAACAGCGCCTCTTAAACAAGTATTGAAAGGTGCTTTTGACCCTAATATTGCATGGGATTTACCAGCAGGTGACCCTCCATTCATGGCAAACGAAGCTCCGATAGGAACTGAACATGGTCTATTAAGAAACGAATCTAAAAGACTATGGCATTTCGTAAAAGGCGCTGATAATGCTACTAACAAAGTACAAAAAGAAAAAATGTTTATTCAAATGTTAGAGGGTCTTCATCAAGACGAGGCAAAGGTCTTACTTGGTATGAAGAACAAATCGTTGAATAAAATGTATAAAGGTCTTACCGAATCAGTTGTCAAAGAGGCATTTGGTTGGAATGACAAATTTGTACGACCGGAGTAGTGACAAAACTGTCGCAGCCATCAAAAAAAACATAAAAAAACGCAAAAATAAGCAAAAAAGTGCTTGACTCTATGGTCCAATTAGTGTATAATGTATCCATAAATAATGAGAAAGGATATATTATGAAAAAGTTTGTTATGTTTGTTGTAGTTTTGAATGCCATGTTATGGTTTGGTCTTTCAAATATTGCAAAAGCAGACGATTATAACACAGCTGTTTTAGCACATGTTATAAAAGAAAATGTTTCTGGTAACGGTGTAGATATGTCGGTATTAGAGGCAGAGATGACTAAACTAGCATATAAGTTTTCTTTAGAGATGACAGATGTTATTGAAAAACATTTACCATCTATTTTAGAAAGCATAGCTGCTGAGTTAAGAATGAAAGCAGATGAAACTTACAAGAAAGAAATAAGTGGCTAAAAAAAGAGCAAAGTCAGATGTGCTACCAGGCATACCATTTGAATTCGATTTCTATATGGTATATTGGGAGGATATACAGAGTGATTCTGGCTGGCGTACATTAAAAGAGATACAGAAAAGCAAACCGGCTATTTGTGTATCTACTGGTTGGCTTGTAAAACAAGACAAAGATGTACATGTGATGATGAGTGATTATAATTATGATGAACATAATGAGTTGTCAGATGGTGGTAATACTACCGTTATACCAACTAAGAATGTAATTCAGAAATTTTTAATCAAAGGTTTATAAATGAGAAGGAGAACTATATTATGGCACAAACTAAATCAAAAGAACTGGACCACTACCTTAAATCGGTAATAAGTGGCGTCCCTAAAAAACTAGACCACTTCATTAGTGGTTGTGAAAACAAAATGACCTATTACACAGGCAATTGGTCAACAGATGTTGCAAATAATTTTACAGAAAAACAATCTGAAAAGATATTTAAAAACATGTCAAAATACATTGATAGGCCTGATTTGCAATTCTTTCAAAAGAAGAACAAAGACATAGAGATAGGTACTTGGTCAGAGTATGGTGAAAATGAACCAGAATCTATATCAAGTTACGATTATATAATAATCAAAAGAGCCTAACATGCTTGCAAAAATAAAAACAATACTTCAAACATTGATGGCTGTAACGGTCATCTTGTTTGTTTTTGGTATCTGGTACACCGTATCAGCAGAAAAAGATGAGGCGCTCCACGCAAAACAAGAACTTCAAATAGAAGAAGTGGTGGAAACCTTAGAAAAAATTACCACATACACTAGGCCAGATTTTGAAAGAGAAAACAATCAAACATTTATCAATAGTGTTGGCGCTTGTGTAAACTATATTTACAATACAACAACAGACATATATCCTGTAAATCTTGAAATACTATTAGCACAGGCGGCTTTAGAAAGTGGTTGGGGTAATAGTAGATTTGCTTTAGAAGGTAAAAACTTATTTGGTGTTCGTACATATGACCTACGAGAACCACATATGTTGCCTAGTAATAATCCTAAAAAATGGGGTGTTAGAGTTTATATGCATGAATGTGATTCTGTACAACATTATATTAATATCATAAATAATGGTAGTGCTTATGAAAAGTACAGAGAATTAAGAGATAACGGTATAGAAGATTCTTTACAATATGTTGAAACACTTGGTGCATATGCAGCTGATAAAAAATACTTTCCGAAGTTAAGAAGTATTATTAAGAAGTTAAGAGAAGATTACGATATACCAAAAATAAATTAGGATTTATATGTTGACAATTATAATAACATTTTTAAGTGCGATTTCTATATCTGTAATAGCCGCTGGCTATTCTATTGTAGGTTTATCCACTTTATTCGCTGGTGCAGTTGTACCAATTATTGCTATGGGTAGTGCATTAGAAATAGGTAAATTAGTTGCTACTTCATGGT